TAGCTTGAGCCTGTGCTTGAATGTTCTGCATTTGAACAGCTTGCTCTTGTTCTGCTTTTTTCTTTTGTCTAGACTTTAAAAGCTCATTCGCAAGTTTAATGTTTTGTATCTGTCTAATGTCTATTGCGTCAGCTAAGCTTATACTTTGAGTTTGTAAAGCTATTTGAATGCTTTTTTCTAAATTAGCTTTTTCTTCTTCTTCTGGTTCTAATTCTAAGAATATTCCAAAATCGTGCATGTGAAGATCATCTATCTCAGTTAGAGTAGCTGTATTAAAACTATTTATACTACTCATTAAAGCTTGTTTAGTCAAAGGAAATTGCAGCATATCGCCAGCTCTAAGACTTATGTTTTCACAAGTTCTAATACTTAAGTACATTAAAGACTGCAGTATATGTCTAGTTGCCGTGTTTGAATTAGCAGCGGCTAATTTCTGTAAACCTACTAAAGCGTTTTTATCTGGAGTACTTCCATCTCTAGCTTCGTTAAGACCAGTTACATCACGTATCATCTGTAAATAATACTGATACGTTTGTATCATAGCTTGTATTTTAGAAATACCAGAAGAACTTTGAAGTTCTTGAATAGGCACTTTACCTCTATTCATTTCACCATCTTGAGTAAGTGATCTACCTACTATAGTACCGGTCTGAAAGTACATGTTTAGTGCTTCTGCTGGATTGTAATTAGTTCCATTACCTAAATCTACTTCAGCTAAACCATCTACATCTAAATAAACTCCATCAGGAACTAATCTCTGTAAAACTTGCTGTAGCTTTAAGTGCGTTATCTGTATCATATCAGCAAAACTTATAGTTCTACTAACTAAAGATTCTATACGACCTTGATACATTCTAGGTGCTGAAATAACATAATTCATGTTTACCTTAGTTGTGTCGGCTAAAGGTCTTGTCATGTTTTCAGCTAACTTCCATTCTAGCATAGTATCACCCATGCCTAGTATTTTAGCTCCAGTATATAAAACCTCAATAGATCTAGATGCTCTTTCAAAGTTATCACTAGGTGGTGGATTAAACGTATCTTCTTTTTCTAATGTTTTTTCTAAACCTTGTTCTGTTTTTTTAATTTTAAAAACTTGATCTTGATAGGTTTTATATTCAAAAAACAAAACTTGATGTAATTCTGGATCACTTTGAACTTGCCAATCGCTTCTGGCGTAATTCTGTCTACCTGGGTATTTTTGTATTACTTCTAGCTCGCTATTAGTTAGAGCAGGATATAATCTTTTTATTTCTGATAATGATAAACTTTTAATTTCACCAACATAATATATGTCTTCAAAATTAGGATCATCAGTAGCTGAATAAATTATATTAGCTGGATCAACATAATCTATTGTTATTCCTTCTGAAAGATTAAAACTAGTTTTAACAGCTCCAATACCTAAAACCGTTAAATCATAAGCTAATCTTTTTTTAGTTTCAGAGTATTTGTTGTAATCTAATACGTTATTTATTAGCTCTTCTTCAGCGATCTCTACACTCTGCTTGTAATTAAGTTGCATGTATAAATCTAATTCCTCAGGATCATTAGGTAAACTTTCTGGATCTGCTGATGCATAAAAATTTTTACCAGTTAACTTAGCTAGTTCTTCTATTTGATCTTTCTGCTGCATATCTCTCAATGCATTAAAAGCAAAATCAGTTCTTTGTTGAGTAGCAAAGGGATCAGATGCAAAAGATTTTATCTCATAACCTTTTTCAGTCATACCATTGACTACTATGTCAACAAACTTAGATAAAACAGGTATTGGTTTCCAGTCTAAATTAAGATAAGACAAGTCACCATTAGTAGACAACTCATCTTTATATTTCTGTATAGGTTGTTCACCTCTAGCATACAATCTAAGTTTATTGAAATTTTGAAAATTCCAAGAAAACCTGTTAGTTCCACTACTGTTTCTAAACCATTCTTGTTCTATAGCATTACCCACCTTTAAACCATATTCAAATGATTTTTTCTCTTCTTCAGGTACAACCTGATCTGGAAAGATGCTATTATTACTAGTGTAAACCATTTATTATATTATTTTTGAATTCGCACCCATATTGTTGTATTTTTTAAAGCCTAATGAAACCTTAGACGCAGTTCTTTTAGCTACAGGTGTATATCTGTTTTTGTTGCAAGCCATTATAGCTAAGCCAGAACTTATAGAAGCATCATGCTTTGTTCTATTGTTTATATTGAATTTTTCCCAGTCTTCAAGCGTCCGTTGAAAATACATATTACCATAACCTTCGTCTTGTAAACCTATATGGTTTTCTATATAATCTTCTATAGCGGCTGCATGAGCTTGCTTTATATCTTCGCTTGAATTAGGTATTCCACCTATCTCTTTTTCGGTAACAGATAATTTATACATAACCTTGTCTGGTCTATTCATAGAATATCCTCTGTAACCTCTTCTTTTTATATAATACAATAGTCTAGGCTTATTGTTCTCTGCTAATATCGGCATACCGTAAAAAACTAACGCCATTAACACGTCTTCAAAGAATATCTCAGCAGTCTGTGGTCTAGCTATGTATTCTAAAAAGAATAAATTAGGAGGAACGTCTTCCATTGAAAACTTAGTTAAACCATGCAAAGCACCGTTGGATCCTCTACCGTCTACCGTTCCTGATATATCGTAACTATCACAGCCAAATGCACCGCAATGATCATTACCTGGATATTTTGTATTGTTTTTTAATATATACTTATTTTGCAAATTACTTGGAGGAACCCAACTAACGAAAAATCTACCATTTTTACTTGGTAAAAACATCACCCTAGTATCTTTAATCCCACCTTCCCATTGAAAATTACCCTGCGTAACAACATTAGTGTTACGAAGATCTTCATTATAGTCTATTTGCTCGTATATTTTAGTTAAATTAAACAAAGCTTGCTTAGCTTCATCTCTAAAAGCATGCTTAGTTGTTCTTGGAAATTGTCTATAGTATTCATTTAAACCGTCTTGATCTGTTTTCAAACCATCAACTTCATTCTCCCAATGCGATATAACACCTATATCTATGTCTTCTCCATCAATACCTTTAATTGGTTTTTTCGGAGTGTCGAATACAGGAAATCCATGAGTATCAATGTATCCTTCGTAGTTCCATTCCATAGGTATGAACAAACTATATAGTCCTGAACTAGTCTGTCCATTGCGGTTTCTTTCGGTGACGTCCGAAGCTTCGTATAGTTTCTTAAAATTTGCTCCACCTTTATCTAATGCGTTTGAGGTAGAACCCATCATACATTTTCCTACTATTTTTCTACCTAATCTTAAAGTTGTTTTCGTGACCCTCCAGTTGTTGAGGATGTTGTCCGGTCTCTCCCATTTACCCGATTCATCGTGGACGAGGAGCTTGAGTTTCTCTCCGTCGTACGAGTTGTCACCGGTATTCTTCCAGTCGATCGTGGTGTCGAGACCGTCTTGTATCTCCTCGCTGGCCTCTTTAATCGAGTTTCTCGTGAGCCGCTTAGACGGTACTTTGTAGGATAACTCCGTCTTTGGTCTTTCCATACCGTCTTGTACGGGCTTGAAAAAGAACGGGTAGTTAAGTGATATGGGTACAACCTTGTCTGTAAACATCTTCTTAGCATCAGCTCCCGATTTAGAGAGTATCCCAAACCTAGCATCTCTTGATATTGTAGCGAGGTTAACAGTGTCTGCGGATGCCATGAATGAGAATCCAGAACGCCTGTTCTTAAGATAGCACATTCCGTAACTACGATTGTCTGCCTTGCAAGCCTCCCAGAATATATAGAATAATCTGTTTGACTCCCTAAAGTCTGCTGACCCCACATCAATTTTAGTCCACTGCAAGTACATGTACTGAGTACCAGTAATATAAGTAGGAATACCTTTGTTATAGTACCAATAACCTTCTTCACGTTTAATAAACTCTTGGTTGATGTATTCATACCATTTATCTTTAAAGCTTTGTGGATATTGATTCCAATCAAAGACCGTTTGTATTTTACTTAATTCTTCAGGCAATTTAATTACTTGCCAGAACTGCTCTTCTATTTTATCTGATCTTTTATATACTTTATCAGCTAAAGGTAAAGCTATTTTTAAGTTTTGTATTTCATATATTTCACCTATTTTACCAGTTTTACTGATAACAATAACGTCATGCTCTTTATTGTATCCGTAATCCCATTTGTTATAACGATTGTTTTTCTTTATAACTTGAGGTTTTATATGATCTTTAACAATTTTAAATAAACTTTGTATATATATCATTTGGATCTACCTTCAGCAAACCCTTTAAAAGCCTCTACTTTAGTCTCGGCAGGTTTGTCATTTAAAATATTTTCTTCTGCTTCTATTCTTGATAGAATTTCAAAAGCATCAAAGATTGCTAATTTTTTTGTAGCGGCAGCGTTTTTAAGTCTGTCAGCCGAGATATCATCTTCTGAGTCTACGATCTTTTCTTTTGCTACCTTAATTAGTTCTTCAACTGCTACTTGCCCAGCTAGGATTATATTCTTTTTGGTTTCCTTTATGTTCATATTTAATTAGAATATCATTTGATTGCATGCAGTATAATAACTCTTTATCTACTAAGAATTCAAACTCTCTGTTCTTCTTGAAACCTACAAAGTCTTCTGGGTGCATATCAAGAGCTTCTAATGAGCTATTGCTATACTTTATTATCCCAACATTCTTTTTTAGTTTCTCTAAGCTAGAGTCATCCTCTTTTAATATAGGTTTTATAAAACAATAGTTACCGTTTGGTTTCCAGGTTTTGTTTCTTTTGTACATATAAACTTGATCTGGACCAGCGAAATATAAGTCTTCTTTAAAGTAAGTACTGCTGTTTACAGATTTACCTTTCATATTGTAATACCTTCTAAATATGTTATGGTGGACTATAACTATATCTCCAGGTTCTAATTCACTCTTATAGGCTAATGGAGTTGATACGACTACAGCTAATCTGTTTACGAATTTATGATCTGAAATACTAGAGTTAACTATTAGTTTCTTACCATCTATATCAATCTCATTACTATATCTACCTCCTAAAGGCTTGATAATGTATTGATAAATGCTTTTCATTCGTATCCTAAATCATATTCAACAGATATAGCCATGTTGGAGTTAAATTTCTTCCAAGGCAAAACTTCATCTTCTTTTTTTATAAATATATTATAAGA